CACCTGGTGGTAAGAAGAAAAATAAAAAGAAAAGATAATGTCTAAAGGTTTACGATCTTGGGTACAAGCTAATTGGGTTGACATTGCCAATCCAAAGAAAGGTGGTGGCTTTCCTAAGTGTGGTCGAAGCAAGGGAGAGAAAAGAAAAAATTACCCAAAGTGCGTACCTGCTGCTAAAGCTAGAGCCATGTCTGCAAGTCAAAGAGCTGCTGCTGTATCAAGAAAAAAGAAAGCTGAGAGCAGAGGAAGATCAGGTAAGAAACCTAACTACGCTAGGACTTAATTAGTTCGTCAAACTCCTGCCATATTGTTTGCTCATCACTCCAAAATCTTTTTCGATGTTGTTTCATTTGAATTGAATTTAAAACTGTAGTATGATCTTGTTCGAAAATTCTACCTATATCTGATAAACTTATATTGTATTTTTCATTTAATATATTGTGAATAATATTCCTTGATCGAACTATGTCTTTGGTTCTAGTCTTGGTAAATAATTCTTTCTTACTTACTTCATACTTAATACAAACTTTATTGATTACAGAATCTATTTCTGATTGTTTAGGTTTTCTAAATTGATAACCAATAATTCTTCGTTCCATTTGTCTTGGTACGATATGAGTTTCTTTTATCTGACTTACATGATCAGACATTCTTTGTTGTGCTAATTCAAAACCTTGATTAAATCCCTCTTCATATAATTTAAGTTGTTGCTCTGACAATAAATAAAAAGCTATCTTGTGTTTGTAAATGAAGTCGTTGTTGTTTATTTTTTTAACATGTTTTTGAAACTCTTGTTTTAATAAAGTCATAGAACCCCTACAGATTTGTTTGTTTTTTTTACAATGTAAATTAACGAGTGTTATCTTCTCATTAATTCTTCTTTTGTCTGCTCAATTTGCCAAATCAAATTAAAAGAGTCCTTTTGTTTTTCATGAACTCTTCTTTTTGCTTCCAGATATTCTTCATGTGCTTTCGCTTGAAGGTCCTTCAGCTTTTGCAGACGAGACTTGATCTCTTCCATCTTTCTCCTTTATTACTTTTGTAAAGTCTAATTTAATATTCTCAACTTTACATTCTACATACTCACCCTGTGCGTTGGGATCGGCAGCTTTCTCTACTTCATCAAATCTTTCAACCAACTGGAAGTTAGCTTCGCCAGATTTAATTCTTAAATACTTAGTCATTTTTATCTCTTTTGTCTATATCTTTTTTGTGTAGGTCGAAGGTCATATCATTATAGATAGATAGGTCGTGATAGTTATCTGCTTTATAACCCTTGGTAGTCCTAAACAATTTGAGTGTCATCATGATTTGTCCTACTTGGTATGGTCTTAGTTTTTTTTTTAAATTCGGTGCTAATATTAAGGTAAAAAGCTCTGCAAGTATAGTAAAATTGTATTGGTAATCTCCATAATCTTTCTGACGATCTGCTACAATCTTCTTCTTAATTTCTTTTTCTAAGTCTGTGATTTTCATTTTGTTTTAAAGGTATGGCGAAAGAAACAAATAAGAGGGAGCATTGCCAGAAAGGGAAAGAGGCAACATGATTCGCTACTCTGAAAAAACTTCCGCCACACCACTCAACTACAATTAGTAATTGTAGTTCTGTTTGTTATAACCTGATCCTTGACCTTTTGCAAACCTGTTTGGTGCAAAAGATTGCTGCGGTCCTCTCGGCTTTGCAGCTCCTGAACCAGTATTTGATGGTGTCAAGACAACATTGATAATTCCTGTGGGATTACCTTGTTCATCAAGATCATCAAATCCTGCTTGATTATACCATGTTTCTCCAATCTTTACACCTATTCTCCAGGTCTTACCCTCTGGTGATTTTGGATTTATTGGTGCAACAAAAGATGGTCTGTTGTCTCCTGCTTGTTTGTCTTGGTTGTGCGTAAGTTTTATATATATCTTATCACTCATATTATATCACTCCTTGTGTGTTTAGTGTTGTTTCCTTAGTCTTATATAGATCATCTAATTGTCTATACACTCTAAGGTGTTTCTTCATAGCAAGAGTAAACGCATCTTTGTATTTATAACTTCTAAGTTTTCTTAGTTCATAAATGGTTTGTGCATTTTTAATATCGTTCTCGATATTAGTTATTGCTACTGCATCATGATTGTTGTCATGCTCTGTACCACTTGGTTGTGGAATATTGTTAAAAGGTTTTGCTTTATAACCATCTTCATTATCTAAACCTGTCTTTAGATTTAGTGCATTTAAGAAAGCATACTTCTTGGCATAAGACATACCATTCCCTGTACCAAACTTATCTAAGTTTCCCATTGCACTACATCCTTCAATATCTATATGACTTGTTGGATCTTCAATGTCATGTATCTTCATTGAACAAGTAACCATGATAAAAGTTTCTTTGACATAGTTAGTGTAAGTACAAACAGGATATAACCCATTGTTTAGTAATGATTCCATTGCAACCTTTTGTACTTCGTCATGTTGTAATGGATTGAAGTGCATACCAGGAACTTTCTTTCCTTTTGCAACACCTCCAGCTTCACAAGCTGCCTTATGTAGTTTTTGATATATGTTTAGTTTCATGCGTCTAACCCCCATAGTTGTTTGATTTGTTTTTTTTGCTCGTCTATTAAATCCCTATAATAAAAAGGATGATTTAATTCTGGTGGTTCTGCAAAGGCAGATAGCTTTTGTATATCCCCTTTACAAAATATAATTAGTTGTTCCCATGATTTTAATCTTTGTGTAAGTAAATCATATTGGTATTCTAAATAATCAGGTCTAAGCATATCATGTGTGTTATCAAAGATTGTGTATTCGTTTTCATTTACATAAAACAAAAAAGGTTTTCTCTTTGTGCAATGATAATAAAAAGCAACTTGGTTTATGTGCATAGGATCAGGTTCAGTTGGAAGCTGCGTTGATGCCATGTAGTATTCATCTTTGCCTCTTTTCTTTTTTATTGTAGGTGGCTTGGTCTTGGCTTCTCCTATTTTTTCATTGCTTTCATAATCTATACGACCAATAATATCTTTGACCATATCGTTATGTTTGGCAGATACATATCTTTCAGCGACTAACTTTTCATTACCAAATATTTCTTTGACACACTTTTTCATGTTCTCGATTGTTGGATGTGCGAAACTGATCATCATTTCTCTTGCAAGTTTATCTTTGTCATCTACTGGTGGACTATTTTCATTGATTGCGTCTAGCTCTTGTTGAAATACATCGTCATAATTTTTGTTCTTTAAAATTATCTTTCGATCCCCTTCAAACAAAACTTCACAAGTTAATCTTTGCACTGTGTTATTAACTAAATTACCAAAAGGAGCTTTGTATCTGATCAAGAATAGTCGTCTCAATTCTTGAGGCAGAGAGTAATTCAGTACAAACCTTGTAAAGTTTTGGCTTGAAGATGGACTCCAATGGTCTAAGCCTTGACCACCATTGAAATTCTTAAAATAATCTAATATTTCTTTTGTAATATAATCTTGTTTTAATATCATTTGTTTGTTTTGTTTTGTTTTACAGTAGATTAAAATGCTTGTCAAATATTTTATATACTATATATACAACCTATTAGTATAACAAATAGGAGAAAAATGACACTAGCTGAATGGCGTAAGAAACAAGGTATATCTCATTATACCCTTGGCAGTATGCTTGGAATTAAATCAATTAATCCAGCAACTAATTCACAAAGAATATGTTTAGAGAGTAAAGAGAAAAGGTTTCCAAGACCTAAGATGGTAAAGAAGATATTAGAAGTAACAAAAGGAAAAGTTACTTTACAAGATTTGTATAATGCCTGGTGGTCCTATGAAGAAAGTAAATAAGTTTAAATACAAACGAGTAAAAATTTATTGGCAAGACATTGTCAGCTGCTCTGAATGGATGACACTTGAGAAAGCAAATGATCAGGTGTATTCTTGGTGTGAAGATACAGGTTATTTATTATACAAGGACCAAAAAAAACTTATCATCTTTGCATCACATAGTTTTGATGATGATGGAACATTAACAGTTGGCAACACTACAGTATATCCAAGATCAGTAGTCAAAAAGATAGAGGTATTAAAATGATTGATAAAGATAGAAGAAGAACATTACT